CTACTCCGCAGCTTGTTGATGGGCGACATATGCCGGCCCGATCGTGTACCGGCCGTTTTGATGGCTGACGATCCGCGCCTTTTTCATCGTGCCCAAGGCGTTGGAAATGGACATTGCTTCCGAGTCAGTCGTCAGACCTAACCGCTCGATTATGTCGGCACGCCGCAGCGGCGCCCCGGCATCCTTTAAGACCGCAATGATTGGCTCGCGCCGGCTCACGCCAGTTGACGGGGCACGTCGCGACGATCGCGCCATAGGCTCACGGCGCGGCACTGGCGCCGGTTGAACCGAGGCAGGCACGATCATCCCTAGTGCCGCCTGATACGCCACTATCTGCCCGCGCGCTGCCTCTATAGACGGCGCCTGCTGTTCCCATTCGCTCACGATGCCGGATAGCCGTTCGATCTCCGCATTCATCACGGCCGTGGCATCGGCCGATCTTAGCTCTAACCCTAGCTCGCTCATAAATCGCACCGCCCCTAGCCCGGCACATAGTTGACGATCCGCCAGATATTCCCATATTGCGCGGCAGAGTCAAGGCTTCGTGAGAGAATGGCAAGATTAGATCATCAAACACCATGTTGCCGCGCGGGATAATCAGGTCATGATGCGGCTTTATCGGGTGCGCCGCGCGGAAGGTCTGAAAAGTACGGGAATTCGTTGACTTGGTTTTCTTGCCATTGATTTTCGCTAACTTACCAGACCGGGGTTAGGACTTAAGGATTGTCCCGGACGACCCATAAAAGGCAGGCTATGACGGACGATGCAACCCCCGACATAATCCGGCGCGCGCAAGAGGCGTTCCGTGCAATCGGCAAGGCGTCTACATGGGCCAATTGGCAGGTCATCGGCGCCCCGATCTATACCGAGCAACAGCGGCTATTGCAGTCGCTTGGCCTGACCAGTGCCAAGGGCGCAGGACGGCGCTACAGCAAGCCGTTCGGCCTATGGCTTAAGGATCACGGCTTTGATGATGCCCGCGTGCTGGACGCGGCGGCACGGTCGCGGTTGCTCGACCTCATGCACGACTTGCCGGAGGTAGAGGCATGGCGTGCCACCCTGGACCCGAAACGGCTGGTCAAACTCAACCACCCGTCCGCCGTCTGGCGATCCTACCGCAAGGCTCATAACCCACCCGTCGCTAAGGTGGTAGTGCCAGACGATCCGGCGCCGGCCGTGGCAAACGATGATGACGACCTACCGCCCGGCGCTCAGTACGTGGTGTGGATACTCGACGAAGGGCAGCCGGCGCCGGTTCATATCAACCGCGATCCGCTGGCAGAGTCGACGAAGATAACAACATCGGATGGCAAGCGCGGTGTCATGACCCTTGAGACGGTGGAGTCACTACTCTTGAGACGTGCGCCAGTCAGCGATCCGCCTAGCGTGCCGTTGAACCGTCGTCACTGATACGTTCAGCATCCCGGCAATCGCGGTATATGTCATGGTGGCAGAATGCTTGCGGATCACCGCCCGTATGTATTGCCGGCGCGCCGCGTTTATCCGCTGATACGGCCGATAACGTCGGTTCCGTCGCGTCAACTCCGGCACCACTATAATGCAATCAAAGTCTATGTAACCCGGCGGGTACTCAACAGCTTGAGGCGGGTTGCGACGGTAATGCTCTTGGACAAGCGCACGCTGTATCGCAGTGCGCTCCGCAATATCCAATGCTACACGCATCGACTCGTTGATCTTTTGTAGCACCGCTTCGCTGTATGCCATGACGTTGGGATTTAGTCGAAAAGGGAGATAATCGGCTCCCTCGGTTTCGGTCGGCGCTCCCACGGCCATTCTTTGTAGCAGACCACATACACCGCGTCCTCATGCCGGATGCGATACCCACAAATCGTGATGACATCGCGCCACACAGGTTTGCCGGTGTACTTGTTACTTAATTGGAAATTTGTCTCCAACCCGTAATAACGCAACAACCGTTGCAGCACTGGCAACGGTGGTTCATCAGACAATGAACGGCACGGGTCCGGCGGCGGCGGTTTCGGAAGTGGCAAGCGTAAAGACATGGCCCCCGTATTTTGGGAGCCATGTCAAAAAGGGTGTTTTTACCCCCGTGTTTTATGCACTTCCGGCCGGCGCCGCACCCGACAGCAATAGGCCGGATGCGTTGTTGTGTGTTCCGTTCGCGACCTCGCAAGCTGCCGTCGCAAGATCACGACGTACCTCTTGCCGCGTGACATAATCGACAAGCTCGGCAATGTCGTCTGCGTCGCCTGTCGCGGTGGTGATATTGTAGGAGTCGCCTCCTACAATAACCGTTGCCATCAGCTTACTCATGATGCCGCTTCCTGCATGACGACTGCATGAAAGCGCCGATGAAGTGTCGCAGCGGCTGACTCGTTTTGTTCCTTGTATTGGTCGTCTTGGTCGATATAGACCCACCCGTGGCGCTCGTCGAACTCCAAGCCTTCCGTGCTCGCGGTATAAGGACCATCAACCGGACCAAAGAAATCCAGACCGAGGTACTTAGTCTCGGGACGATCGAAACAAAGCCCGATGGTGCCGGTGTCCGTGTTCGTGTAAAATGCCATATCGCTGCGGTACGTGATATGACCACCGCCGCTGATACTGATGCCTGCGAACGTCGTCTCGAACCACCGCAGGAACGATCTGGCGTCACCTTTAATATCGACTTTGATGTTCACGCCACCGTCGCAGCGCCGCGCGGATGCGCCCAATAGTTTGACATTAACGGCGGCAAGCGCAGTCGCTAACCGCAAATGGTCTTTCATAAGGAGCCGCAACTTGTCGAGTGCGTCGGCATTGTCCTCATACACGTGGAAATCGAGAAATGTGGCAAGCGACAACTGAATGTCAGGAACTTCAATCTTGTCTGTCATAGTGTGGTAAATGCCTCGTATGTGGTGTTGGTAGTGTACCAAGACAGATAGACCAGTCTCGACACAAGGCAATAGCAGATGCTAACTATTTTCGTACCTAACGTTGACACTTGCGCAGACAGGGATAAATAGACCATCAGCGTAAGAGGTTTTACACAGGGAAATGCAACGGATACTGGAAATGGACGGCCGCACCTATTGGTCGCCGACATACATCTGCGAATGGGCGAAAATCCATAAGCAGACATACTATGCGTGGTTGAAGCGTGGCCTGATGCCACAAGCCATCAAAATCGGAAATCGTAAGTTCTACGACTCACAGGAAGTCGAACGCCGCCTCAGTCGTGGCGAGTAAGTAGAACATGAAAAAACCGGATCAAGATTTCTCTCGATCCGGTTACACCTTGACCCAACAACACCAAAACCCACAACACCACTTGGAGATTTTAGATGACCACACAACACCAAAACACGGAGGTTAGGATGTAGAGTGACTACTACCATATTTAGGTCGAACGCCCCCACATTTCAACGTCTGGCGCCGGAACTCCGCGATGCATTTACGCGGTACTCCCTGTCACAGAAACCCAAGCTGACAGACGATGAACAGCACCGGCTCCAAACATTGCGAGACGAAGAAACCGGACGACAAATCCTCCGGCTTGCCGAGCGTATCGGTTCGGTACGCGACGATCATCCCGACCACGATTTGTTAGTCGGCATCCTGGCTTGGGATCAAAACCCGGACCCGGCCGAATGGCGACGCCTGCTAGACGATTTTGAGCGTGTTCAGTACCGGGGCAGGCTAGAGGCAGAACGGCGGGCAATACCGCGTACAGACGCCAAGATAGCGGCACTGGCGGCAGCCATAGACGCCAACCCTTCCCTAGTTGACGACGCCTATACGCCGCTTGTCGGCTTGGTCATGGTGTGGCGCGACCTCGCACGCGCGGCGCCATTGTCGATTGCGGCTCGCGCTGCCCTGCAACGATGGCTCGATCTGAAAAACGAACTTCGTTGGTTTATCGAACGCGACATGAAGTTTGGTGACTATTTCGGCGACGATCAACCGGCAGACTGGCACAACCTTGATAGCAACGAAGAACGCGACCGCTGCGTCAAGGAATTGGCGCGCTTCGTATTCCACAAGAAACAGCAGCACAACATAACTTAAACGAGGTTCTTTCAAAACACACCAATGCTCAACAACGACGACAATATCAACCAAAAGATTGATGACGACCTACGGCACGCATTCAGAGACGACTTTGACTTTGAACACGACGATTTCGCACCACCGGAAGACGAACCAAAACGCGAGGCGCCGGTCAAAAGCATGTTCAGGACGCGGCAACATGACAAGGCCGCGCCACCACCCAAATATATGATCGAAGGGCTGTTGCAGGAAGACACCCACAACGCCCTCTACGCGCCTAAGAGTTTCCTCAAGAGCTTCCTGGCACTGGACCTGTCCTATGCCATCGCAACCGCCCTCAAGGCGTTCGGATCGCTGCCCGTGATCGAACCCGGACCCGTCGTCTACTTCGCTGGCGAAGGTCACGATGACGTGGTGAAAAATCGCTCATGCGCATGGGAAATTGCCCATGAGTTCCTACCCTACGAAGTGGACAACATCATCTTTGCCCACGGCGCACCCTATGTGAACCAACCGGCCGTTGTTGACCAAGCCATCGCAGACATCAAAGGGTGGTTAGGCGCCGGCCGTAAAGCCAAGCTGACAGTCATTGACACCCTCAACCGTGCCCTGAATGGCGAGGATGAGGACCGCGCCCACACCGCGAGCAAATACCTCAACATGCTGAAACGGATCACAGACGAGATTGGCGGCGCCACGTTGACGGTTGCCCATCTTGGCAAAGACACGTCGCGCGGCGGTCGCGGTACGTCTGCCTTTGAAGCGGGATTTGATACGGTGATGTACATTACCGAACATGCCCACGATCTCGACAGCGACGAACATGTCATCACGGTTGAGGTACGCTATCAAAAGGTAGGACCGGACGGCGCCAAGTACCGGCTCAAATCGCGACAGGTCAAAACCGACGATGGCTATAGCTTGGTGTTGGAACCGTGTACCGAAACCGAAATGGCACAGGTTGCCAAGGCAGCCACAACCGGCAAGATCGATCGCAACACGATCCTAGACGCGCTGACAGAGATGGGGCGCGGTCATGGTGGCTACGTCACGACTGGCAAGCTGGCGGAATACCTCGCTGACAAGTACGGCAAGAAAAAGGATTCCGTGCAGCGCACCCTAAACCGCAAGCGTGACGAGTTCGCCGAATTTCGGGTTGGTGTAGACGGTTGGGCACTACCATTGGACGCGTCACCAATGCCAGTTAACCACCCTGGACAAAATGGCCTGGACATGTCCAGGACAAACTAAAAATGTCTCGAAAAGGTCAACCTGGACACCTGGACAGACAGACACACACTATAAGTGTGTGTCTTGTCCAGGGTCTAGGACCCGGATTCCGGTGTCTTGTCTAGGTGAAAGTGTCCAGGGTGAGTCGTTAACTCTTTTAGGATAGACGCGATTACCAAGGGTGACTTTGTGTCCCGGCCCGGCCCCGTGACCAGCCCTTGCGCCGCCACCCTAAATACTAACGCGGGTCGCAGGTTTGACCATTTCCTGTGAGCCGCATTCCTCGAAGTTGTTTGCTGCCTTCCCTGGACATGTAGCCTCATGTCCAGGGTTTTTTTCAAACTAGCCTGGGGTCAAACTAGCCTGGGGTCACGGCACTACGCGGTCACCATCGCTTTGACTGACTCGGCGCCATACACCTTGCCGCTCGGCGCATGATAGCCGGCATCGGCAAGCCGCTCGGCAATCACCCTCAATGACAGACCCTCACCACGCAGACGCGTCGCCAGTGCGCGGCATGGTGCCGGCGCTTGCGGTCTACCCTCACACCGGCCGGTTGCGGCTCGCTTGCGATCCCGCGCGCCTTTCAATTTGGCGACGGTCATTGCCTTTTCGAGTTCGTTCATGATGCCGATAAACTGGCGAAACGCTGTCACCATCGGGTCGTCACTATCGGCCGTGAAGTGAAACGGGTTATCGACGGGTACCAGCGCCACACCCATTGCTTGCAGCTTGGCGAAACCCGCTTCCTGCACCATCAACGTGCGCGCAAATCGAGACGCGGTCTCGATTAGGATCATGCGCACGTCATCAGATGCGCCGATCTCACCCAACATTTCCGAAAAGCCGGGTCGCGTCTCGATAGCGTCGGCGCCTTTTACCCCGGCATCGTAAAACTCTGCCGCGATCTCAATCCCGTTCGCGTCGGCATAGGCTTGGATTGCCAGCCGTTGCCGAACGTCCGAGTCCTTGTCGGCGCCGACATTGGCGGCACTCGACGTGCGCAGATATGCAAAAGCTCGCACCTGCGGTGCGTGAACGTCGCTATGCGACGAGTCCTTTGTCATGGGTTGTCATCCTGTAGGGTTGGTTGCGCTTGCGCGGTGTTCAGCCGCGCGTGTCAGTTATCCGCTGATATGCTGACAATGTCAACGATGCTGGAGTCGGTGCGATTCACCCATTAAATACCCGTCATGAGCAATGACGAGTTTTGGTCTGTTGTTGGTACCCTATGCCGCGACCCTAAAGACGATGCCTGCCACGATTGCGGGGTAACCATAGAGCAATTGCGTGCATCCTATGATGCACCGCCGGGTTGTGTGTGTCGTCTTGCGGATCGAATGCACAAGATCACGAAACACATGCGGCGTCTTGTGCTTGCCAAACGCGCGTAGGATCGTCACAGAGACGCGGTAACGAGCGGCGCCGCTGTAGCTGTAGCCGAAATGTCTCGACGCGCTGTAGCGCGCGCTATCGCGCTCTAAACCGCTTCGCGGTTAGCACGCTCCTAGACGGGTCTGCGAACAACAAAAAACCCCGGCATCACTGCCGGGGTTGTTCGTGAGGTAGCGACTTTGTCAGGCAGCCATTGCAAATTCCATTTCCTCCGATTCCTCGATTGCGCCGGGTTGTTGAGCGTGTAGCCAATCCGCTGCGGCTTGTGCATGGCTGGCAGCGGTAAACACCGCGCGCTTGTCATTCTTCAAAACCTTGAGCCATGACGCGATGTAGCTGGCGTGATCGTCGCGCGGCTGGTCACTGATGCCTAGATCGGCGCAAAGGAACGCGGCGCCGAGTTCGGCAACCAATTCCTCGGCAGCGTACGATTCGTCACCCCAGCGCTTTTGACCAAATTCACGGTTCAAGCGTTTTTCATGCTTGGTCGCGTGTACGATCTCATGCGCCAACGTGGCGTAATAGCTGGCAGCCGAGTCAAACTGATGGAATGACGGCATTTGCACGCGGTCATGTGCGGGTGAGTAAAACGCACGGTCGCCACCATGACCTACCGCGATGGCAGTGTTGGTCACGAACGCGTCAACGTGTTCGATCCGCTCGAATGCCGGCGCATCAACAACCGACGCAACTACTGCCGCCTTGTTGTAGAACCGTTCCGGCAAGCCTTCGATTTGTTCAACGTTGAAAACGCAGTATGACTTGAGAAATGGCACCGTGCGGTCAACATCTTCGCCCGCGTCGTTTTTCTCGGTTTTGACAAACTTGGACGCGTACACGACAACGGTTGCCGTCTCGCCTTTGCGCACATGCGCGCCGTGTTCCTTAGCTTGTTGAAAGGTCATCCACGTTGCGTTGCTGTAACCCTTGGCTTGAGCCTCACACCATAGAACGATGGTGTTGATACCCTTGTATGGGGTGCCGCATGAGCGACGCGGCCGAACCGAGATAGAGGCAGGGTTGACGGCGCCAGTGTTTGACCACGACTTGTGCCACGGACGAACGCCAGTCTCTAACGCGGCGATGATGGTGTTGGTGATCTTTTCGTAAACGTCGAGTTTCGCGGGTGCAGTCTTGGTGCGGGTATAGGCCATGTCGAGTGATCCTGTAGCGGGTTGACCAAGCACCGTGTTCAGCGGTGTGTCAGGATATTGACGGTTAGCTGACAGAGAGTCAACCGAGAAAACGCACGCGCGCGCGTTAAATAGGGATCACAATAATTCGGGTATTCAAGCGGTTATGACGTTACGGAATGGTAGGCCACATGGCGGTAAGCGTACCGGCGCTGGTAGGCCATTAAATCCAATTAAATCAGCTAAGTTAGCCTTTGAACTCCTAGAGCGAGGCAAGCAAACGTTAGGCGAAGACGGCGCGCCGCACCCACTTGATTTTGCTTTGGCGATCATGTGGGACCCGAACGAAGACAAGGCAACGCGCCTCGATATGCTGAAAACGGTGCTTCCTTATTGTTCGCCGCGTCTGTCATCTGTCGAGGTAAAAGACCCGGATGCACAACGAATGACTGTCGTCATACGCGATTTCTCAGACCGCAACGCAATCTTGAGTGATGGCAGCACATTACAGATAACGACTGCGCCGACCATTCGCGACGCTATTGTGTCTGAGGTTGTAGCTGATGACATGGAGTCGAGCGACGAAGGCGACGACTCGTAGGGTTGGAGTCAACAATCTCAAGATGCCTGACAATGGCACAACCCGCCAAGCTATGCGCCGAGTGCATGGCTCGCTAAGTCATTGATAACATTGAGCACGAACGTTCAAGGCTCGCACAACTTTGGACGATCGCTAGACGCAACAACAAGACGCCACCTAGTACCCGGCCGGCGCATGGGGCACAGGATATGGTGGCAGAGACACCCCGGCAACCCCCCATTGCAACGTCAGTGTGGCTCCGGGGGTACCCGCCTTTTTTTTGGCAGAATTGGAGATATATCAAATAGTATGAACACTGCACTTTCTCTACAACATTCAGACCGTCCATTTTTGTCGGCGGTATCTCACCACAAAGCGTTAGCCGATTTCCACGAATGGGAAACCGCACAAAAGACAAGCCTCGGCAATTACTGCCAGATCAGCCGCAAGGCATTCATGAACGGCGCCGATAGTGAGGTTGCCGAACAACTGTCGAAACGGTGCATTGAACTTGGTCGCGACATTGAGACGGTGTTGCTCAACGACCAAGCCAGCCGTAAGGGTGAGTATCGCAAGATCGCCCCGATAACCGCCGGCCTCCCGTCATTCCTGACCACCCATGTCATACAGGCGCCGAGTTCCATCCTACCGTGGGGTGACGGTCGCATTACCCGCACAAGCCTTGGTGAGCGGCGCCCGTACCGGCCGGCGATGCTGCATGAGCTATTGGAGCGGGTACCGAGTGCGACGCTGCTGTTGGTGCCGGCCCGGCTCTATGACCGGGTTGTCGCTGATGCCGGCGACAAGGCTGGCCTGACCGTTGCACGGGAGCGTTTCATGAAGACGGATCGCGTCTATGCGCTCGACATGAGCACGTGGGGCGTCGCGTGGCTTGAGCCTATCACTCGGCACGATGTCACTGATGAGGAAGGCCACAAGACGTTGGTGAGGGGACAGTACACCCTTGAAGCGTTTGACGAGTCAAAGAACGGCGCCATCTTCGATCTCGAATAAGACCTAACGGTAGGCACTATCCGGCACGTCAATTAAATATGGCGTGCTTGAAGTTACTCTTCCCAACAATTGGGAACCTCGCGAATACCAAAAGAACGTATGGGACTATCTTGTCAAAGGCGGCAAACGTGCTGTCTGGATTGCCCATAGACGTGCCGGCAAAGACGACCTCGCCTTGCATTTTACGGCATGTGCCGCGATGCAGCGGCCCGGCGGGTACTGGCATCTATTGCCATCACAAGTACAAGCCCGGAAGTCGGTTTGGTCTGCCATCAACCCGCACACTGGTCTGAGGCGAATCCGCGAGGCATTCCCGGCAAGCATTGTCGCGCGTGAACTCGAAAACGAAATGATGATCGAGTTTGTTAATGGCTCGACATGGCAGCTTGTAGGCTCAGACAATTACAACTCATTGGTCGGATCGCCGCCGGTCGGATTGGTGTTCAGCGAGTTCGCATTGGCGGACCCGAATGCATGGTCATATCTGCGACCCATCCTACAAGAAAATTCGGGTTGGGCACTGTTCATCACGACGCCGAGAGGACGAAACCATGCGGCGACGTTTTATGAGGCGGCAAGGGATGATCCGGCATGGTTTGCGGAACTCCTCCCCGCGACCAAGACATCCGTGTTCACGCCCGAACAACTCGCCACCGAAAAGCGCGAGCTTATACGGGAGTTTGGCGAGGACCAGGGCGCCGCGACCTCCAACCAAGAATACATGTGTTCGTTTCAGAGTGCGATTGTCGGTTCCTACTACGGCCGCGAAATGGAGATTGCAGAGGAACAAAGTCGCATTACCAATGTGCCGCATGATCCTCGGTTACAAGTTCATACGGCCTGGGACTTGGGTATATCCGACTCGACAAGCATCATTTTCTTTCAACTGGCCGGCCAAGAAATCCGGGTCATTGACTACCTTGAGAACAGCGGCGTTGGCCTGGATTGGTATGCCAAAGAATTGCAGCGCCGGCAGTACATGTATGGCACGCACGTGGTGCCGCATGACGCGGCTGTCAGGGAGCTAGGCACCGGCCGCAGTCGCATTGAGACGCTACGATCTCTCGGCATTCCTACACGGGTGGTGCCGCAACAGAGCGTCGCTGATGGCATCAACGCGGTGCGCACTCAATTGCCGATGATGTGGTTTGACCGCACCAAGGCCAAGAAGCTGATCGCGGCGCTGCAACAGTACCGCCGGGTATGGTCTGACAAGCGGCACACATTTGAGGATCGCCCCTTTCACGACTGGTGCAGTCACCCTGCCGACGCCATGCGGTATTGGGCGACAAGCGGTGTCCGCAACACCGTGAAGAAAGCAATCAACTACACGAACAAGGGCATCGTCTAACCCCTCTGTAAATACGCGTCATGAGTATTAGTGAACATATCCGCATTGAACAGCGGTTCGCGGCGCTTGAGCAAGAAATCGCTAACCTGCGCAATGCACTGACGATTCTCCAAGCACACCAAGTTTACAGCGACCCGTCTCAGTCGCTCGACAGACGGATGAAAGCCGCGAAAGCGGCCATGCCGCTTGTCAACAAAGCACTCCCCGCTATGGAGGTTGAAAATGCATGACAAGGATGGACGATACCGAGCTAAAGGCCATCCTGGCGGGTGAGATAAACACGGCATTGGGTAGTGACGGTGGAATGCTGTCACAAGAGCGCCGCATGGCTCTCGACTACTACATGGGCCAGCCATTCGGCAACGAAATTGAAGGCCGCTCACAAGTAGTTTCCCGTAATGTACTCGAAACCATTGAATGGGTGAAGCCGGCGCTACTGCGCTGTTTCCTCGCCAGCGACAAGGTGTTCGAGTTTGAGCCCTATCAGCCCGGCGAAGAGGCAATGGCTGAACAGGCGACCGATTATTGCAACTACATCATGTTGCGGGACAACCCCGGTTTCATGATCCTGCACGACTTTTTCACGTCGGCGCTACTACAAAAAGTTGGTTTCCTCAAGGTCTATTGGAATGAGGAACGGACGTTCAGTACCAGCACATATCAGGGGTTGGACGATCTACAATACCAGCAAATCACACAAGCTGATGATGTCGAGATTATTTCCGAGAAAACCTATCCCAACCCGGACCCGAACCTACAGTGGTTCACTGAGGACGCGCCAGAACCGGGCGCACCAATGCTGCATGACGTTCAGATACGCGTATGGCAGACCGAAGGCAGGGTAAAGATTGAGCATGTTGTACCGGAGGAAATGCTTGTCAGCCGGCGGGCACCAAGCACTGTATTAGACGGTAAGCACTTCGTCTGCCATCGTGCTCTCAAGAGCATTAGTGACCTTCGCGAAATGGGTTTTGATGAGGATTTGATCGAGGAAGCACAAGGCTTCAACGACCAAGAGTTCAATATGGAGCGCATTGAACGGTTCGCGCCCGAAGATGAATGGCCGATGGACCAGCGCACCGACCAAGCCATGCGCCAAGTATGGTTGGAAGAGTCGTACCTCCCGGTTGACTATGATGGTGATGGTATTGCCGAGCTACGTCGCATTGTGACGGCCGGCGCCGGACAAATCATCTTCTCCAATGAGCTTGTTGACGAAGTTCCCATTGTAGCGTGCTGCCCGATTCCGGTTCCTGGCAAGTTCTATGGATTGTCGGAAGCTGATCTTGTGATGGATTTGCAGTCCATTAAGAGCACGTTGCTGCGGCAGGTATTGGACAACCTCTATTTGTCCAACTCGCCGCGCATGATCGTTGATGAAATGTCGGCGACGACAGAGACGTACGATGACCTGTTGACGGTTCGGCCGGGCGGCATTGTGCGGGTGGCGAATGTCCAGGGTATTCAGCCCCTTGAAGTGCCGTTCGTGGCCGGCCAGACGCTTCCCATCATTCAATACCTCGACCAAGCGTCGGAACTCCGCACCGGCATTGACCGGCACAACCAAGGGCTGTCACCCGACGATCTCAACCGGCATACGGCGCAGGGCATTTCCATGCTGCAACAAGCCGCGAGCCAACGTGTCGAGTTGATCGCGCGGATTTTCGCGGAACAGGTGCGCGAGCTAGGCCAGCGCATTCTTGGCTTGGTGGTCCGGCATCAGCAGCGCGGCCGGGTGATCCGCCTCACTGGCAAATGGGTAAACATGGACCCGAAAGACTGGCGGGAATCCATGTCGTGCAGTTGTAGCGTCGGCCTGGGCACCGGCAACCGTGACTCTGCCTCGCAACAGCTAATGCAGATACTACAAGTGCAACAGCAGATTGTTGGGGCACAGGGTGGTGTACAAGGTCCGCTTGTTACGGCGCAGAACATTTTTGATGTTGTGCATAAGCTGACGACCAATGCCGGATACAAGCAGGACTTCTTTACCAACCCGTCGCAGGCGCCACAACAGCCGCCGCAGCCAAAGCCGCCGGACCCTGAAATGGTGAAGGCACAGGCACAGGCTCAAGCTGCGCAGTTCAAGGCGCAGAATGACATGCAGGTTGAACAGCAGAAAGCGGCACATTCGCAGCAATTGGAACAGCAGATGGCGCAGCATCAGATGCAGATTGCCGCGATGCAGGCGCAGCATGAGATACAGCTTGAACAGATGCGCGAACAATCCCGCGCACAACTCGCCATACAGACGGCGCAAATGAAAGCGAACAATGACATGCACAGTAATGTCATGTCAGCGCAGAATGACATGCACAACAACGTGTTGACTGCGGCCACTAACATGAATGGCGGCGGTGCGGCTGGTTAAATAGGGTTTATGCCAAGAAAGAAAGTCGAACCATTTGGCGCCGCAGTTGGCGCCGCGCTTGCCAACCTCCCCGCTGACGATGACGCGCCGCATGTGATCCCGGCGCCGGAGGAAGAGGGCGCTGACGAAGTCACCGCACCCTCCGGGGGCGCTGACGTAGCACCGGAACCGCCGCAGCCATTCGACCCGTCTGACCGGCTGCTGAACGGCCGGCGCGCGGAGTCCCTGTTGAGCGATCCCCTGTTGTCTGCCGCCTTTGCCGCCGTCGCGGCCCGCTACCGGCTGGCATGGGAGAACTCCCCCCGTGGTGACATCGAGGCGCAGCGTGTCGCTCACATGAGCTTAGCCGCCCTTAAGGACGTGCAAGGCGCGATCCGCGCGTATGTCGGCGGCGCCAAGATTTTCGAGGCGGACCTAGCTGCCAAGCGTCGCATGGCACAAGCCAAACAGCCCTACTAAGAACAAAAACATAAATAGGTTTTACGATGGCTGAAACAAGCAAAACAGAATCACTTCCTCCCGTAACCGATGAGCGGTCTGCGGCGGCACATATCGAAGGTCTGCTAGACCTTTCAGGTCATGTTGTGCCGCAAACAGACGACGCCTCGGATGATGAGTATGAGGACACAAGTTTTACCCCGGACAATGCAGACGATGCAGAGGACGAGGTAGAAGACGACGCACAGGACGAGAGTTCTGCCAGCGCGGACGAAGAGACCGACGAAGTAGGTGACGAACCGGAAGAAAAGCCGGCCATTGTCGAACCTCCGAAATCATGGTCAGCCGAAGATGCGGCTAAGTTCAAGGAACTTCCACTCGATTTGCAGCATGTTGTTGCACGCCGGGAAGGTGAGCGGGACAAGGCTATCAATCAACGGATGCAACAGCTTGCCGACGAACGGAAAGCCGTAGAGGCACATGTTCAGAAAGCGAGTGAAGTACAGACTCAGTATGCACAAACACTTAATCAGCTTATTACCCTGACGATCCCCGAGATTCAGCAGGTTGAGAATGTTAATTGGGTGAAACTGGCATCTGACGATCCAGCCGAGTATGTCCGCCTATCAGCGGTTCGTGACGGCCTTCGTCAACGTGTTGGATTCATGCAGCAGCAGATGCAGCAGGTTGAGGCGCAACAGAATGCGCACCAACAGCAGCAGATGCAGGCTCGCCTTGCCAATCAATATGACCAGCTTGTCGAGTATGTCCCGGAGTTTAAGGACCAGTCAAAAGCGGTCGCCTTGGTCAAAGACATTGGTTCAACCATGTCAAACCTCGGTTTCAGCCATGAGGAAGTCAATGGAGTCACCGATGCACGTATTGTGCGTGCGATGGCTCGCCTCGCCCAATTGGAAAAGTTGGAAGCGGCTCGCGTATCTGCAAAAGGCAAAAAGACAGGTGCTCCGGCACCACGTCTCATGACGCCCAATGCTGCGCCAGTTCGTGAGGATAGTCGGAACAAGGTAATCAACGATCAGTACAAGCAGCTACGACGGTCTGGCTCGACACGGGATGCCGCAAGGCTTCTCGAAAATATCCTATGATTTTGACAAGAGGTACAGATGCCATAGATGGCCGGTAACGCAATCACTAACACTTTCATGAGCTATGACGCAAAGGGTCTGCGTGAAGACCTTACAGACGTAATTTGGAACGTCTCGCCAACAGAAACCCCGTTTGTCACGTCGATCGCGAAGGCGAAGGCAACAAACACTCTGCACGAATGGCAGACCGATGCGCTCGCCGCATTCGATGTCACCAATGCACAGGTACAGGGTGATGACATCACTTCGTACCAGCAGACCACGCCAACCGCACGCCTGGGTAACCGGACACAGATCAGCCGTAAGACGCTGATTATCTCGGGTACTGAGGAAGTCGCCCTAAAGGCCGGCCGCAAGTCGGAAATGGCCTATCAGGTGGCAAAGCGTGGCCGCGAGCTTCGCCGCGACATTGAGGGCATCTGCCTGAATCGCCAAGCGGCTGTAGCGGCAGCGTCCGGCACGGCGCCGACTCTCGCGGGTGTGTCCGCGTGGATCAAAACCAGTTCGTCGCGCGGCACGTCCGGCACAAACCCAACCGGCGACGGTACGGATTTGCCGACTGATGGCACGCAGCGGGCGGTTACCGAGGCCATGCTGAAGACTGTCCTCGCGGGCATTTTCACGGCATCGGGCGAACAGCCGGACATCATGCTGACCCCTCCCGGTCAGAAGGGCACTGTCTCGGCGTTCACGGGTAACGCGACCCGGTTCATGGAAGCGACGGCTGAAAAGATCGTTGCGGGTGTGAACCTGTATTCCGGCGACTTTGGTGAAGTGAAGATTGTACCCGACCGCTTCATGCGGGCGCGTGAAATCTTCGTACTGAACAGCGACTATTGGGCGCTGGCTTGGTACCGGCCGATTCAGATGGCAGACCTTGCCAAGACTGGCGACGCCGAGAAAAAGATGCTGATCGCCGAGTACACGCTTGAGGCACGCAACGAGGCATCTTCGGGTGTCATCGCTGACCTGACCTAAGCGACTTAAACCCCCGGTGTTAAAAGCCGGGGGTTTTCGCTTTCACACAACCATGAAAAGGCATTTCCTTACCGACCCGGAAACGGGCGCCGTCGAGACCTTTGAGTACGACGAAACCGAAGATAAGGCATACATACACCGCACTGCGGACGTGTCGTCTATCATCGAGTCGAACAAGAAACGGCAGAATGACGGCACCAATGGCTACACGGACAAAGATCGTGACATGGTGCATATGGCCCATATCCCGATTGACATCATTTATTTGTGGCTGACCAAGTACGGCGTGGACATCTACAACAAAAACCACATGCCGGCCGTCAAGCGGTTGCTCAACTCGAATGAGTGGCGCTATTTGCGCGTCAACCACATGATAATGTGAAGGTAGGCCCCGCGAGTAAATATCGTGTATGGGCCTATCATCATATTCCGACCTCAAAGACTCGATTTGTTCGTGGCTCGGCCGTCCTGGCGATCCACTAATCCCGACAGGCGATCTCATTGCCTTGTTCGAGGCGGATGCATCGCGTCAGCTACGCACTCACTACCAAGAAATCAGCTATAACATCACGACGGTTAACGGTACGGACACGTACGCGTTGCCAGACGACTTTTTGGCGCCGCGTGAGCTATCAATCGCGACTGCAAAGCCGCTTGTTGTGCTCGATTACCTGCCGCCGACACAACTCGACGACACATGGATATGGAATAACGCCGCACAACCGTTCAACTACACCATTGAAGGGTCAAATGTTCGGTTTGGACCAACACCGGGTGGTGTTTACACGATCCGCGTCGAGTATTGGCAGGCGATCCCCGCTCTATCCGATGACAACGCCTCAAATTGGCTCTTGGCGCAGTTTCCAGACGCCTACTTGTGGGGAAGTCTCGCGGAAGCCGAGCTATTCCTTGGTGCGGACAACTCAGTACAACGATTCCAGTTGTTCGTGCAGCGTCGTGAAGCTGCATATGCCGGAATCAAGATACAAGATCAGCGTTATCGTCTTGGTGGCGCCGCGCTCACGATGCGCACTGACACGGGCAACCCATAATGCCCGCAACATTGCCACTTGGAGAGTGGACTCCCGATTTACCGTCATTCAACAACCCCGGCATGACCGTGGCACGCAATGTCGTGCCGCTCACATCGCAATCCTATGGTCCGCTGCCGTCGCTCACTGCCTTTACCGGCAATCGCAGCGTCAACCCTATTCCAGCGCTGCCAGACGAACCGTTCGGCCTCTACAGCTTCCTTAATGCCAACGGTAATGAGCACATTATCACCGGCACCAAGTCAAAGCTGTACCAGTTCAAGACGGGTGATTCCGGCTTTGTAGACGTTTCCGGCGTCAACACCCATTACAGCGTGACCGCGCTCGCGACCGTCAATCACGGCCACGGCTATGCGCCGGGCGACATTGTGACCGTCGTTTGGCCTACCAGTTTCACGACCTCGCAAATCACGATCGATAGCGTAGGCCCGGCCCTCTACCACGTCGAGACGGCGGCATTCGCGGCCGATGGCACCGGGTACGCACCGGGCAACATCCTGACCCTTGTCGGCGGCACGTTCACGACGGCCGCACAGGTCACGGTCGATACGGTAGGTGGCGGCGGCGCGATCGTCACATGCCATCTGTCGCGGCAGGGCGATTACAGCGTCAAGCCGACAAACCCGGCGGCAGTGACCGGAGGCGCCGGCACAGGCGCTCAGTTCAATCTCACATGGCTGACAGACGCCACAACCGGCCAAGTGCTGACAGCGCACGTCTCCCGCCCTGGCGACTACACAGACCAGCCTAACAACCCGGTCACGGTCGCGGGCGGCACTGGCGATGGCGTCACGTTCAATCTGACCACCACGGCAACGACAAGCTCGGCGATCTCCTACACGGCCACGTCTTACAATCCGTGGTCAATGACGGCCTTCGGCAACGCGATCATCGCGACCAATGGCGACGATCCTCCGCAATGCATGAACATTGACACGGATCGCCAGTTCTCTCCGCTGAACAGGTACCGGGCGCCATTCGGCAAGTACGTCTGCACCGTTCGCAACTTCCTCATGTTGGCGAACGTCACCGAACCATCAGACGGCATCAACTATCCGCAGCGGGTGCATTGGTCTGCCATTGGTGACGCCGCGTACTGGCCTGACCTGGGATCAACCGAGGCGGCACAAGTACAATCCGACGCACAAGACTTGCGGTCTGACCTTGGACATATCCGAGGTATCGCTTCAAATCTTCAAGCTGCCGACCTTGTGATCCTGCTAGATGATGGCGTTTATACCGGCCGCTATGTCGGTAGTCCTGCCATCTTTGACTTTCAGATTGCACAAGGTGCGGTTGGTTGTAGGGTGCCGCGCTCAGTAGTTGTTAATAATGGAATCTGCTACTATTGCGGCTCGTCAGGATTTGTAGCATTCGACGGAAATACACCATCTTTCATTTCTGCGAACAAGATCGCGAAATGGTTTTTTAGCGACCCCGACGATGGAGTCGATATTGATTACCTGTACCTAACGCAAGGTAGTGCTGATCCGACCGGCCGGCTCATTATGTGGGCATATTGCGGCCCGGAGTCGGGCGGCATCCCCAACCGGCTACTTGTCTACAATTGGCAGCTTAACCGTTGGTCTATGGCCCGGATCAACATTTCATGGCTGGGGCAGGGTTTGAGCACCGGGTACAGCCTGGACCAGCTAGACCAGTTCGGCACCCTTGACACCTTAACCCCGGAACTCGACTCCCCGTTCTGGCAGGGCGGCAAGCCGTACCTCCTAGCCTTTGATGCCGACTGGCAGGTGTCAACCTTCGCCGGCCCCAACCTTGCCGCGACGATAGAGACGTTGGAAGGCCAGCCTACCGAGGGCAAGCGATCCCGCGCGACGTTGGCCCGGCCGATCGTTGATGGTGGCGTACCGTCCGTGAGCGTCGGCAGCCGCAACCGTCTTGAGGATGCGGTGGTCTACAGCGACCCGGTAGCGATGAATGCCTATGGCGGATGTCCTATCCGGGTAGACGCGCGGTTCATGCGCGGTCGCATCACGATCCCGGCGGCAGCGGTGTGGCAGCACATACAGGGAGTCGAGGTAGAAGCTGCCGCCTCGACCTACCGCTAAATACCACAACAGTTTAAGAGGCGCGCATGTAGGTGCAGGATTTGTTGCAAGCGCACGGGCGGTATGACGTTGTTTGTTACGGCCCGGACGGTAAAGAGAAATGGCGCGATGTCATAGACAATCTCGTCACCACGCAGGGAAAGAACTACGCCCTCGATACATACCTCGCGATGGGTGCGGGTGGTGTCACCCACATGGGTTTGATCTCAAGCACGTCGTTTAGCGCATTGGCCGCGACTGACACCGCCGCACAGATCAACGGTAGCAACGGCTGGAAAGAAGCCAACACAACCGGCAATACGCCGACCTATACCGGCAATAGAAAGATTTGCACATGGAGCGCTGCCAGCGCAGGCACCAAAGCATTGACTATTGGATTGCTGTTTTCGTTTTCCGGCGCCGGAACGGTTAAGGGAGGCTTTATCACCATAGGGTCTACAAGCACACCGGGCGCAACAACTGGATTCTTGTACTCGGCGGGATTGTTCACTTCCGGCGATAGAGTAGTCGCGATCTTTGACACCATTCAGGTGTCATACACGGCGAGCTTGTGAGGCGCGGAATGGTTTGGCAGAAATTTTCTACGATGGATTCGACAAGTACGGCCCACAGGTAAGCAATCAAAGCCGGCCCGACCTTGCCACCTTAATGGTGCAAGGTGAATGGACCTCCTATGGTCAAAACTCATGGATTGTCATTCCCGGCCTATCCCGCACCGGATATGCGATTCACAACCAGGGCGGTACCGAGGGTTGGGTAACAAAGACTCTGCCCGGCAATTTCACAACTTTGATAGGTGGCCTTCGTTTCTCATGGCTCTCAGCCGGTGCGGATTATGCCCCGATGTTCAAGTTCATGGACATCACCACCACGCAATGCTCAGTACAGTTGTGGGCAAACGGTACCATTGGCTTTTTCCAGGGTGGGTATAACGGTACCCAAATCCAAGCAAGCGCGACCTCAATTTCACAAAACACCAGCCATTACCTCGAATTTCAAATCGGCTTTGGCACGTCAGCGTCGTACGAGTTTTGGCTTGATGGGCTGCCCATCATGACCGGCACCCATAGCACGATCACCAACGCGAATTCCTACGCCAACGTGTTCATGCTTGGCAACGACACCGGGCGAACCGGCCTAAACGTTGTGGCCTATGACGACCTGTATTTGTTCGATACGACCGGCACCCACAACAACGCACCGTTGTTGGTCAACCCGCGTATCGAGACGCGGTTCCCGAATGCCGACGCACAGACGCAGTGGGCCGCGACCGCGACGATGCTCGGCACCAATACATCGACCACCATTTCGACAGACGGCCCCGGCGCAACGCTATGGCTGCGCAAGTTCGTCAGTAAGGTCAATCAGACCATCACGTCCGTTAGCACTGTGAGCAATCAGACCAATGGCGCCGCCAAATATAAAGGCGCCATCTATGCCGATGCGTCCGGTGTGCCGGGCACACTGATGTCAGGTGGCGTTGAGCAAGTAGGCACGACCTCCGGTGTCACGGTCACAAGCGATCTCCTTACGCCGCAAAGCCTTGTCGCCGGTACTCCGTATTGGCTTGGTTTCCTCACCGATACCGGCTCTTTCCTCTTCCTGAATGATATTCAGGCGTTCAGCTTTGTTGTGGCTCGCACCTACGCATCCGGCTTGCCCGGCACGGCGCCGGCCATGACAGGCGGTCTGCCAAACTACATGGTTTGGGGTAACTGCGTCTCGGCGCCTACCAATTGGGAGGCAGTGAGCCTTAACCCGAATGGTGGTGATTACAGCGTCATCACGTCGAGCACACCGGGACAACAAGATTGGTACAACTTCCCGCCGCTCGCACCGTCGCAAGCATTCATTTATTCGGTCGCGGCAAAAGGTAACTTCAAGCGGTCTGATACCGGGCCGCGAACAGTAGACCTACGCATTAAGTCCGGTGCCAGTGACTCGGCAGGGTCCAACTCCGGTCTGACCGCTGGTACTGCCTATGGTTGGAAAGACTCGTATTTCCCGGTGCAACCGGGTGGTGCGGATTGGACCTTGGCAGCCGCGAACGCACTACAAGCTGGCCCCAAGGTCGCAACATAACGAAAGAGGCGCTGATGTAAATTGGCATTCATAGTAGCAGACCGCGTCAAAGAGACGACCACAACAACCGGAACAAGTGACCTTTCTCTTGGTGGCCCAACCTTACAATATCAGTCGTTTGTCTCCGGCATTGGTACCACGAACACGTGTGACTATTGCCTACTCGACGCCAACGGTACCGGCTGGGAAGTCGGCACCGGAACGGTAACCGCCGGCTCGCCTGACACGCTCAGCCGCACGTCGGTTTATGCCTCTACCAACAGCGGCAGCAAGATCAGCTTGTCGGCAGGCACGCACACCGTGTTTTGCACGGCAGCCGCCAACCACCTTACCCATTCGCTCGACCTCGATAACGCGCTCGGCGCCACGCAAGGCAACATCGCCTTTCGCAGCGCGACCGGCTGGACGGTCCTAGCTCCCGGTACAAGCGGCAACGTTCTGACGACTGGCGGTGCGGGCGCCAATCCCTCATGGACTGCCGTATCCGGCGGTGGTGGCGGCGGTGGAACACCCCCCACGGTTGTGCAAGCCGGCGGTGTTGTCGGAACGTCCGCAGCGGTCACGCTGTCCGGCACGCCGGCAGCCGGCAACGTGCTGCTGGCAGTCGGCACGCACTGGTCCAATGGCGTCGGCGTATCTGCCGGCTGGACCGCCATCATCGTTACGAATGGCAGCGCGACGGACGGCATTCTTGCCGCGTTCCGGGTTGCCGGTACGGGCGAAAGCACGACGCAGACTCCGTTCGGCACATCGGCCGGCGGTCAATCAACCCTCATTTGGGAGCTTGCCGGAGTCGCCGGCCCGATCGCCATCGTTGGCAGTTTTCAGGAAAGCGCTTCCGTCACCCCGACGCTGAACTCATACAACTCGCCAGCGGGGTTGATCGTTGGTGCATTCTCGGTTCAGGCGTCCAACTACGATTATCCGTTGACCGGCGCCACTGGCATCGATGCCAATGTCACAAGTACAACGCCGAACAACACGCCGCGCCGTATCAAGGGTTTCCATGTCAACGGTGCTACAGGTCACGCGACCGTTATTGCCACGCTGAACGCGGCGCACGATACCGCCGGCTTTATGTTCTACATCCCCGGCTCCGGTAGCGGCGCCGGCAATACCGATGTCGTGCTGCAACGTGGTGGCCTCTATGGCTCACTAACCGCAGTCATCCCAACTCAAGCCAATACCGGATTCACAAGTTGGTTGAACCAGGGCACGGCAACCGCTGTTGATACCCCGGCCGGTATTTCGATCAACTCGCCTTCGGCCGGTGGTGACAACATCATTGGCTTG